GCAAGAGTCCGAATGGATGCGGACTGAGGGAGCCAAGCTTGGTTACTCAATCATCCACAGCGATATGCTCCGCAAGATGTACGAAGCGGGTCTCATCAAATAAACCCAACAGGGGCTACGGCCCCCTAACAGCGAAAGGAAAGCGAAATGGAACAGCTCTTCACCCGCGAAGGCGAGCTTTACGAACAAGCGCCAGAGTTCAACAAGGCCGGCAAAGCCGTCTACACGCGCTACATTCAGTGTGACCGCTGCTGTGTTATAAACGGAAAACGTCTTTGGGTCCGCTGGATTGAGAATGGCGCACCGCGTAGCAATACCGGATTCGATTGCTGGACTTGCGGCAACACCGGTATCAAAAGCTCTCGTAAGGAACGCCTGTACACCGCCGAAGAGCTGGCAAAGGTCATACTGACCGCCGAGGCCGCCAAAGCCCGCAAAGAACAAGCATATGCTGAACGCAAGAGAAAAAACGATGAGAAGAGAGCAGAGCAGCTCATTGCCTACTATCTCAAGAACTCAGAGTTCATCAATTCCCTGAAAGGGCTGTGCAGCGGTGACGAATCCAACTTCTGGGACCGTATGTGCTCAGAGTTCATGTACACCATGAAAGACCCCACAGACAAAGTCTTGGAAATGGTTGCCAAAGAAGTTGCAAAGCGTGCCGCCAACACCCAAAGCCAATACATCGGCAATATCGGGGATGCAGTCACCCTGACAGTCACCATCGAGCAGGTCATCGTTTTGTTCAGTGAACTGTACGGAAACAACTACCTGAACATCTGCCGTGATGAGAACAACAACGTCGTGGTCTACAAAGGCAAGACCGACATCGGAGACCCAGGCGAAACCATTACCATCAAAGCTTCAGTCAAAGAGCACCAGCTCTACAACGGAGTGCAGCAGACAGTTATCCAGAGACCTAAACTAGTCAATTAAATCAGGGGGACTTCGGTCCCCTTGTTGTTTACCAAGAAGTGATACAATTGGTTTATCTCAACTAACGAGGTAGCCAAATGGAAAAGCCTCCGCGAAAGAAACCTGGTCCGCCGAAAGGAACTGGCGGCCGTCCCTCTATTTATTCCCCAGAGCTAATAGCAACCATTCTCGCTCGCATCTCAAATGGAGATAGCCTGCGCAAAATCACATCCACCGAAGGTATGCCTAGTATGGATACCGTCTGGAAGTGGTTGATTAGATACCCAGACTTTGCGGAACAATACGCGAGAGCAAGGGAAGAACAGGCTGAAACCTACGCCGATGAGATTATCGCAATCATTGATGAACAGCCTCAGCAGATTGTTGATGATAAGGGTGTAGCGCGTACTGATTCAGGCTGGGTGTCTTGGCAGCGCAATAGGGTTGATACCCGCAAGTGGGTTGCGTCAAAGTTGAAGCCCAAGAAGTTTGGTGACCGCACTACTCTCGCCGGTGATTCTGAAGCGCCTGTAGTCGTACAGAACCAGACCACTGATGAAGTGCGCGAGATGCTCAAGATGATTGAGATGAAGGTGCGCGGCGTTGATTGAGCTGGCTGACAAACTGCACAAGCTGTCAGAGCATGAGCAGGTTGCTGTCGCCGCTAGAATCAAATGGCTTGCTGGTGCGCATAAGTATCAAGTCCCTCCTCCGCTCGAGGTGGACTACACCGTATGGATGATGCTTGCAGGACGGGGAGCGGGGAAGACCAGAAGCGCTGCTGAAGCCCTCTGGTGGTGGGCATGGACTCACCCCGAGTCACGGTGTCTTGTATTAGCTCCTACGTCTAATGACGTGAAGTTCACCTGTATGGAAGGGCAGTCAGGCCTGCTGTCTGTAATCCCCCAGGCTCTCATCAAGGACTACAACAAGCAGGACCACCAAATCATCCTGACGAACGGGTCTAGCATCCGTGGTATCTCAGGGGACTCATACGAGCGTCTGCGGGGGCCGCAGTTTCATTTCGCCTGGTGTGACGAATTAGCAGCCTTCCAATACTTGAGAGACGCGTGGGACATGATGATGTTCGGCCTGCGCCTAGGGGAACAGCCGAGAGTCATTGTTACTACAACGCCGAAGCCTAAAGACCTAATCCTTGAGCTGGTAGATAGAGAAGACTGCATCGTTGATAGGGCGTCTACCTACGAGAACATCAAGAACCTTGCGCCGTCCTTTGCGCAACAGTTGGAGCAGTACAAGGGCACGAAGCTCTATGAGCAGGAAGTCCTCGGGCAGATTGTTGACCTTGAGGATGGCAAGGTGGTCAGCCGTGACATGTTCCGCCTGTGGCCTGCTGGCAAACCCTTCCCGAAGTTCGAGTTCATTGTCCAGTCTTACGATTGCGCGTTCAGCGAAAAGACTCACAACGACCCGACAGCTTGCACGACGTGGGGCGTGTTCAAGCCCCTTGATGGCCCGATGTCTGTCCTGCTGATTGACTGCTGGGCTGAACACCTGTCGTTCCCTAACCTCAAACCTAAAGTCATTGAAGAGTTCAGGGTGTCGTATGGTGAGGGTAAGGACGCGAAGAAACCCGACTTGATTCTGGTCGAGGATAAGGCCGCTGGCATCTCTCTCATCCAGGAACTTCAGAAAGCTCACCTGCCTGTGCGTTCATATAATCCTGGCCGCGCCGATAAAATGCAGCGCCTGCAAATCGCTGCAGCCATCTTCGCTGCTGGTCGAGTGTGGTTGCCTGAATCCCAAAACAGGAAGGGATTCGTCAGAGACTGGTGCGAGGGCTTCCTCAGCCAGATTTGTAGCTTCCCTGATTCAGAGCATGACGATTATGTAGACTCTGCATCACAAGCCGTTAGATTGTTGAAAGATATGGGGTTCCTTGATATAGACCCCGAGCCGAGATACGATGACGATGATTTAGTTGATGCTAAACCCGCAAAGGTGAATCCATATGCCATCTAATAAGCCAGTCTGGGATAAAGCCCGGCCCAAATCACTCGGTGAATCAAAGCCGCTGAGTCCTAAACAGAAGTCGTCCGCAAAGGCCATGGCTAAGTCTGCTGGCCGCCCATATCCAAACCTAGTCGACAATATGCGCGTTGCTAAACGTGGCTCTGGTCGCGGGCGGTAATCATGCCTACCAAGGAGCAGTTGTTAAACGAGTACCTACTAGCCGCCATGGATAGTGGCAAGGTTAGGATGAAGTCGCCCAAAGCAGGTAGGGGCGGCGAAGCTCTGATGACTGCTGCTGAGAACGTCCTGCCGTTTGTCAGTGCCGCTAAGTCTGCCCTAGAGGGTGACTACAGAAATGCGATGATTCAAGCCGGCCTAGATGTAGCTCTGCCGCATGCTGTGCAGGGTGCTACTGCGCTTGGTGGTAAAGCTCTTGCCCCTCTACTCGCTGGGATTATGTCGACAAAGCCTGAGCGCGCACTTCCCCTTCGGCTTGCTCGGGCAACACCGAAAACGCCACAAGAGTTGGCCGCTCATGCAGAGCGTGTTGGGCGTCAGATGCTTGGTGAGCATGTGCTCAGTGGTAATCCGAAAAAATCCACCAATCTTGCCGGTCGGTCGCTGCGTGAAAACGAACGTGTCAAGCAACTTGAATATGAACTATCGCCTATTAAAGACGTGCCAGAGTCTCAAGTGCATCAGTCCCGCATCGGTGACATCAACGTCGCATTTCCCGGCGACTACACGCTATCTGATGTTGTGTTGAAGACATTGGGTGGTCGGCCTGTTGGCTCTGTCCAGCAGGGTGGTTCGCGTTATGGTCTTGGCAAGATGGACGAGGACATTCCCCTCTTTTGGGCGTCTAGCGAGGGGCCGGCCAAAATAGCGCAGAACAAGATTGCTGACGTTGCCAACTTCTTTGAGCCTGAGCGTGTGATGGCCCACCATCTGGCCATGGGTCCTATTGCGACTAACTTTGCCCAACACTTTGCCGACGCCAATCTTCGCGCAATTGATTACAGCAAACTGAGCAAGAAAGACATGGACCTGTTCGATAGCATCATCTCGGGCGGATATCCGAAGACGAATAAGAAGACCGGAGTAACGAAAACAATTGACTTTCCTAATTGGCCCGGCATTAGAAACCCAGAAGCCGCTTATGATGAAATGAAGCGCGACCCAGAGCTGCGCAAGTGGTTCAATGACCGCATGAAAACGCCCGAGGTTACCGAGGCGACAAATATGCCAAATGGTCTTGATGTTCAGTGGGCAATCACCAGCCCAGACCTTCGCAACATGGAGGTAAACCTGACGGGCCACTCTGTTGGCGAGATGGTGCCGGGCGCAAGTTTGACTGACACCGCTGAACACGAAACTTATAGCAAGGGTATCCAAGGTTTGTATCGGGGTCACCAAGAGGCACTCACCCCGTTTGTTGTGTCCTTCCCTGATGCTGCGCAACACATTGCTTCTACAAAAAGCCCGCGAGATTTCACTGGAACGATTCAAAAGGTTTTCCCGCATCAGATTGTCGACCAGCAGTATCTAGACGAGCTTGGCCAATACCAGCGTTTGCTAGAGCGTGTGGTGACTGGTAAGAAGAAGGGCGGAAGCATAGAGGCTAACGCTGGCCGTGGTATGGCTGGCCTGACCCGCTCGAAACAAGACGTTAATCCTAAAGACGTACAGGCGATGTTTCTTGAGCTTGCTGCATCTCAGGGTATGCCGTTTGCTGAAGCCGGTGCTGAATATCTGCGTGGCAATCTAGAGGACGCAAAATCCTCTGCAGCGATTGATGCAGTGCTGTCTGCCCTTCCTGTAGCAGGTGTAGCAGCGAAGCCTGTAGCCCGTGCTGTAAAGCGCGCTGCACCGGTGACTAAAGAACTGCTGCATGACGCATTCAACGCTGCCCAAGAGGCTGGCCTCATTCAGGGTCCGGCTTATGCCATCAAGGCTTACCACGGAAGCCCGCACAAGTTCGACAAGTTTGACATCTCAAAGATTGGTAGTGGTGAAGGCGCTCAAGCATATGGGCATGGACTGTACTTTGCTGAAAGTCCAAAGGTTGCGGATGAATACGCAGAAAAGTTAGGCGCAGCGCCAGTAAATATTGTTATAGCAACCAAACTTCATGGGAAAAACCCAAAAACAATTCTTGAACAGATGTATCCCAATAGAGATGAGAGTTGGTATAAAAATGTAATTAAAATGGCAGAGAGTAGTGAGCCATTAAAAGAAAGCAGGCATCTCTACGAAGTAGACCTACGCTGGCCTGAAGCCGCAAGAGAGGCTGCTGACCCGCTTAGTCCACATCACTTCTTGGATTACGACAAGCCGCTTGGGAAGCAGGCGCCGCATATTAAAGAAGCAATAGAGAAAACCAAGTCCATGCTTCCAGAATCCGCAATGGATGATTTAGGGGGCGACTTGTCGCTGTTGTATGGCAAAGATGTAACCCCAAACCAATTCATCAATACTTGGGAAGCTCTTGCTGGAACACATGCCGGAGAGAAGATGCTGCACGCCGCTGGCGTTCCCGGCATCCGTTACCTAGACGCTGGCTCACGTTCTTCCGGTGGCACATCTAACTACGTCCTGTTTTCTGATGAGCTTGCAGAAATCCTCAAGCGCAATGACGAGCAGTTGAAGGCTAAAGGTGGCTCCGCCACTAAATCAGTAAAGAAGAGGTCTAAGAATGGCTGAAGAGTTTCCTATCGACCCAAATTATGGTCGTTTCGTTGATGGCATTAAGCCTACTGAAGACGGTGGTGCTGAGGTCGAGCTGCCTGATGACATGAGCGACATTGAGGAGCTGCCAGACGGTTCTGCCGTGGTTAACCTTGAGCCGGAGTTCACTGGGCCGAGCGATGACGAGGACTTCTACGAGAACCTCGCTGAGACCTTTGACCCGTTTGAACTCGACAAGGTAGCCATGCGCTACGTTGATTTGATTGAGAAGGACAAAGAGGCGAGGAAGCAACGTGATAAACAGTATGAAGAAGGTCTCAAGAGAACAGGTCTTGGCAATGATGCGCCCGGCGGAGCGATGTTCCAAGGTGCGTCAAAAGTCGTCCACCCTGTCATGGCGGAGGCATGCGTTGACTTTGCCGCTCGGGCATCAAAGGAGTTGTTTCCGCCAGATGGCCCAACGCGTACAAAGATTATTGGCGAAGTCACGGACGAAAAGACGGAAGTAGCCGAGCGCAAGCGCGATTACATGAACTGGCAGTTGACCGAGCAGATTGAAGAGTTCAAAGACGAACTTGACCAGATGCTGACCCAGCTGCCCCTCGGCGGTAGTCAGTACATGAAGCTCTGGTACGACGACAAGAAGCGTCGGCCGTGTGCTGAGTTTGTCCCGATTGACAACATCATCCTGCCATTCGCCGCGACTAACTTCTATACGGCGCAGCGCGCAACCGAGATGCAAGACATCACGGAATGGGAGATGGAGCAGCGGATTGAGTCTGGCCTCTATCGCGACATCAATATGATTCGCGCCACCATGGAGCCGGAAGAAACTGGCCCGATGAAGGCCAACAACAAGATTGAAGGCAAGCAATACCAAGACGGCATTGATGGCCTGCGCCGCGTCTATCACGTGTACACCTATCTGTCGTTTGATGAAGACAACTACACGAAGGGCGAGTCAGCGCCGTACATCTTGATGATTGATGAGCTTGAGAACGAAGTCATCGGTCTTTATAGAAACTGGGAAAACGGCGACGAATCCATGAACCGTCTGGATTGGATTGTCGAGTTCAAATTCATTCCATGGCGAGGCGCTTATGCAATCGGTCTACCGCATCTTATTGGGGGTCTTAGTGCTGCCCTTACTGGCTCTCTGCGGGCTTTGCTTGATAGCGCTCATATCAATAATGCCGCGACCATGCTCAAGCTCAAGGGCGCTAAGGTTTCCGGGCAGTCTCAGCAGGTCGAAGTAACGCAGATTGCTGAAATCGAAGCAGCGCCAGGCGTCGACGACATCCGTAAGGTTGCAATGCCGATGCCTTTCAATCCGCCGTCTGCTGTCCTGTTCCAGATGTTGGGATGGCTCACAGAAGCTGCCAAAGGCGTTGTAACGACTTCTGAAGAGAAGATTGCTGATGCCACTAGCCAGATGCCTGTCGGCACAGCACAAGCGCTTATAGAGCAGGGCGCAGCGGTGTTCTCTAGCATCCACGCCCGACTGCATGATTCGCAACATCGCCTGCTGAAGATTCTGCAACGGATTAACCGCTGGTATCTAGATGAACAGCGCAAGGGTGATGTCGTTGCTGAGCTGCCGATTAAGCGCGACGACTTCAAACGCAATACAGACGTTATCCCGGTATCTGACCCGCACATCTTTTCTGAGGCTCAGCGTGTAGCGCAGGCCCAAGCGGTTCTTCAGTTGGCCCAACAGTTCCCGATGCTGATTGACCCGAAGGTCGCGGTCGGTCGAATTCTGAAACAGTTGAAGGTGCCGAACGTTAATGAGCTGATGCCGAACGCTGGCAAGGCTCAAGAGCGCAACGCTGCAGAAGAGAACGCCGCCATGACTCTGGGGCAGTCTGCCTTCGCGTATCCGCGTCAGGACCATCTGGCTCACATCATGACGCACCTGAACTACGCGATGGACCCGAACCTAGGGGCAAGCCGCCTGATGGCTCCGCGCTTCATCCCGCAGGCTCTGGAACATATTAAACAGCACATGCTGCTCTGGTACACGCAGACGATGGAGAAGTACGCCACGCCTGATGCGCCGAACATGAAACTCGGTAAGTACGAAGACACCAAGTTCGCTAAAGAGATTGACCGCGCGATGGCTATGGCGTCTGAGCACGTCAAGCTGGATACCCAGCAGACGTTCACTCAGGTGACTGCGATGGTTGGCCAGTTGGGCGAGATGATGAAGCAGTTCCAACCGCAGCCGCCGATGGATGCTGAATCGCAAGCCGTCCTACAAGCCTCAATGGCTGAGACCCAGCGTAGAGCGCAGCGTGACCAAGCCGACATGGCTCTGCAGAACCAGAAGCTACAACTTGATGCCGCAATGGAATCCCAGCGCATGCAGGCTGAGAACCAGCGGAATCTAATGGACCGTCAGATTGAGGTGGCTATGAACGCCGAGAACAATCTGACCAAGGAACGCATGGCTGCCGCCGATTTGACAATCGAGGAAGCCAAGTTGCGTAAGGAGCAGTACGAAACTGCTGTTGGTTTGAATAACGCTATTCAGCGTGATTTGGGGGTGTGATATGGCAATTGATGTCAAGCAAGAACAAAGCGAAGAAGTGAAGCAGCATCACCGCATGGCCGCTGGCGCTTGGATTGAGGGCGATGCCCTTCAAGAGCGTGGCTCTGCAACCATGCCCGAGGCTAACTCGGACCATGGCAAGTTTGAGAGCGGTAAGGGCATTGATAAAAAGAATGCATGAAGTCTCTATCTGACCTCATAAGCGCTGTGAAAGCGCGTCAAGCCGAGATAGCCGTAAGCCTTGCGCGGGGAACTGCGGGAGACTTTGCGGCCTATCAACGCTTGGTGGGGGAATACACAGGGCTGGAAACAACCCTGACCATTATTGACAACCTGTTAAGGGAAGACGATGACTATGAATGAGCCGGTAGCGTGTAATGACGCTGATTTGCGGGATGCTTTTCCTGCTGTAGACCCCGGTGCTAAGCCTCTTGGTGCGCGTATTTTGGTTCAACTGCGCCGCACTAAAAAGAAGACAACGAGTGCTGGGATTATTTTGGTAGAAGAAACCCGCGAAGCTGAGAAGTGGAACAACATGGTGGCCAAGGTTATTGAGATTGGCCCGTTGGCGTTCAAGAAGCGCGACACGATGGAACCGTGGCCCGAAGGCTCATGGTGTGAAGTGGGTGACTATCTGCGTGTACCTAAGTGGGGAGGTGACCGCTGGGAAGTTGAAATTCCCGGTGAGGAAGAGCCTGCGCTGTTTATGGTGCTAAATGACCACGAAGTGATTGCAAAAATCACTGGTAACCCGTTGACTATGAGGGCATTTGTATGAGTGACGCTAAGGATGATTTGCAAAGCCTGGCCGTCGTAGAAGAAAAAGACGGTTCGGCAACAATTGATTTGCCTGATGGTATGGATAATCCCCAGGCAGAAGAAGAAAAAGAGGAAGTTGAGGCTGCTGAGCGAGATAATCAGCAAGATTCTCAAGATAATGAAGACTATCCTGACGATAGTGATGCCGTTCGTGAGCAAAAGCGCCTAAAGCGTCGTGCTCGCAAGGAATATCACAAGCAAGTTCAGACCGCCGAGAAGGCTGAATTGCAGCTGTTGCGTCGTCAGGTGTCAGAAATGGCCGAAAAGATGGCTGTTCAAGAGAAAAAGTCTCTTGCATCCGATTTTGCGCGCCTTGATAAGACAATTGAAGACCAGCGTGCCCGTATTAACTTTGCCAAATCAAAAATTGCTGAGGCAACGAATAATCAAGACGGCGAATTGTTGGCTTCTGCCCAAGAAATGTGGTTTGAATCGCGTCGCAACCTAGAAGTTTTGGAAGCAGCGAAGAAACGGCAGATTCAACAGCAAGAAAGTCCGGTCCAGACTGCTGCAGACCCTGTATTGCAGCGTCATGCAAGCGAATGGATGGCCCGAAACTCTTGGTATAACCCTGCCGATAATAATCCTGACGTAAAAGTGGCGTTGACGATTGACCAAGCCCTTGCAGAAGAGGGTTGGGACCCGCGTAGTGCTGATTATTGGGACGAATTGGATAATCGCTTGCAGAAATACCTACCACATCGGTATACTACTGATGTAGTTGAGAAATCTACGCAACGCCGACCGAGGAATGTCGTGACTGGTTCAGGTAGAGAAAGCGTTTCGAATAGTGGCAGCGGTGGGCGCAATACTTTTACATTGTCGCCCGAACAAGTTCGCGCCATGAAAGATGCTGGCTTTTGGGATGACCCAGATAAACGAGCAAAAATGATTCGTCGTTATGCTCAAGAAGCACGTCAAAACAACGGTAATAGGGGTTAAAAATGGATTCTCGTCTAAAGAAGTCTCTCTCTGCTGGTGGCCGTGAATCGCGAGCTAGTCTTGACTATGACCGCGCCGCTCCGGAGGAACAGTCTGCTCTGTCTGATGAACGTCGCAAGATGTGGAAGGATGAGTGGACACAAAGTGCGCTGCCCAATGCTCCGGCTATCCCGGGGTGGCATCTTTGCTGGTTATCAACAACCAACAGTTACGACAGTATTGATAAGCGAATCCGTCTTGGCTACGTTCCCGTGAAAGCGGATGAGTTGCCTGGCATGGAAAATAATCGCGTAAAAGCTGGCGAACATGTGGGTTTTATCGCGTGTAATGAAATGCTGCTGTACAAGATTCCTGAAGATATCTATCAGGACGTTATGGCTCATTTCCACCATGAAGCTCCGCTTGAAGAGGCGAATAAGATTCGCGTCCAAGCAGAACGCATCCATGGCCGCGATAGTTCAGGGCGCAACCTTGGACAAGTTGAAGGCGAAGGATTGGGCGATATTGATAAACCTCTTCCTGCACCTGCTTTCGTGTAGGGGAGAACCCAAACCTAAGGAGTTAGACCATGTCTGCAACATCTGCTCCGTTTGGCCTGCGCCCTGCGTTCCACCCGAGTGGTCTGGACCGCGCTCAAGCGCTTGCTGGCGGTATTGTTTCGGCTTACGCATCTGATATTTTGAAGGGCCAACCGGTCAAGTACGACACGAATGGCACCATTGTCCCGGCCTCGGGTTCTGAAGCCTTCGTCGGCGCTTTCGCCGGCGTCGAGTGGACTGATACCACTGGTCGTCGTCGCGTCTCGAACTACTGGCCGGCTAACACTGCCTACCAAACCGGTTCGTGCGTGGCTTATTTTTACAACGACCCGAACATCGTCTACGAAATCCAGACTGATGGCACGGTTTCGCAAGCAGCAGTTGGTGACGAAGCAAACATCACCAACCCGACCGCTGGCTCGACCACCACGGGTCTGTCGCAATGCACGCTGTCGTCCACCCTTGCTGGTGCCAACAACGTCGCTGCTATGCGCATTGTGGACATTGCTCCGTTCCCGGACAATGCTTGGGGTGATTCGTACGTTATCGTGCGTGCCACGGTTGCTCAATTCCAATTCGGCCAAGTTCGCGTCTCGGGCGCTAACTACACGCCGGTTGCTGTTTAAGGAGGGCTAAAAAATGGCAGCCCCGATGCGCAGTACAGACTTTCGTTCAATTGTTGAGCCTATCCTCAACGAATGTTTCGATGGTGTCTATGACCAACGTACCGACGAATGGTCGCGTGTTTTCCGCGAACAAGAAGGTATCCCCCGCAACTACCACGAAGAGCCGGTCCTGTACGGCTTTGGCGCGGCACCGCAACTGCCTGACGGCACGCCGGTTTCGTACCAACAAGGTGGTGTGCTGTTCCTCAAGCGCTACGTTTACAACGTGTATGGTCTGGCCTTCGCTCTGACCAAAGTGCTGGTGGAAGACGGCGACCACATCCGTATCGGTCAAGTCTATGCCCGTCACCTTGCTCAGTCGCTGATTGAGACCAAGGAAACCCTGTGCGCCAACGTGCTGAACCGTGCGTTCAACGCCGCCTACCCGGGTGGTGACGGTGTGGCCCTGAACTCGGCCTCGCACCCGATTGTTAACGGTACCTTCAGCAACCTGCTGACCACCCCGGCTAACCTGTCGCAAACCTCGCTTGAGCAAATGCTCATCCAGATTCGTCAGGCTGTGGACAACAACGGCAAGAAGATTCGTCTGGTTCCGCGCCAACTGGTCGTGGCCCCGGGCAACATCTTCCAAGCTGAAGTTCTGCTGAAGTCGGTGCTGCGTGCTGGTAACGCTAACAACGACGTTAACCCGATTAAGTCAATTGGCTTGCTAGACGAAGGCGCTGCTGTTCTGTCGCGTCTGACTTCGCCGACCGCTTGGTGGGTGCAGACCGACGCTCCGGAAGGCATGAAGCTGCTGATGCGCCGTAAGCTGGAAAAGACCATGGAAGGTGACTTTGAAACCGACTCCATGCGCTACAAGGCTACCGAGCGTTATGATGTAGGTTTTACTGACCCGCGCGCGATGTATGGGACGCCGGGCGTGTAGGGTTGACTGTGGCACAGGTATCTGTAAACTGTGAGGGTCAAGTGCCCAAGGAGTTTACAGATGCCAGAAAAATGTCATGTACACGGTTGCACCCAGCCTGTAGTTGCAAAAGGTTTATGCCGAATGCACTACATGCGGGTGCAGCGTCATGGAGATGTTGATGAAACAAGGCCAAGTGATTGGGGCAAGCGCGAAAAACATCCAGCCTATTCGGCTTGGTGCAATTTGCGTAGATACCATCTCTTGGACATGCAAGACTCTTGGCGGGATGATTTTTGGACGTTTGTTAAAGATGTCCCGGAGAAGCCTGAAAAGAGTCAAGCCCAAAGGCCTGATTCAACAAAACCTTGGGGCGCAGACAATTTTTATTGGAAAGAGAAGCGTTCAACTGCAGAGAATAAGAAAGAATATGCTCGTGAATGGCATCGCAAAGCGAGAGCCGCAAATCATGAATATTATTTTGACCAAAATCTTTGCAAAAAGTACGGCGTCACCATTGAGTGGTATCGTGAACAACTTTCTAAACAAAATAATGTTTGTGCCATTTGTAAACAGCCGGAAACTGCTGTTATCAGAGGGAAGGTAATCTCCATGTCAGTTGACCATTGTCATAAAACAGGAAAAGTAAGGGGATTGCTTTGTAATTCTTGCAATCGAGGCCTTGGTTTTTTTGGCGACAATTTTGACATTTTGAAAAATGCCATCGAATACCTGAAACCCATTTCCTAATAGGAGAAATACAATGGCACAAACCTATATTGGTTCAACCCTGCGTACTGGCTCTGGCACTCTGACGGACACGACCGACGGCGGTTTCGTTGTCGTTTCGCAGACTACCACTGTCACTACTGCAGCTAGTGGCGCTGCAACTAGCGCAACCATCACCATTCCGGCGTCGTCGCAAATCATCAACTTCTTTGTTGATATGGTTACCGTTCCGAGTTATGGCACGGCAACTACTGTTCCGACCACGATTGGCACTGTTGCCGCTGGCACGCAGTATTGCTCGATTGCTGATGCTGCATCGGCTGGTCGTAGCGTTCTGACGTTCACGGCTGCTCAACTGACTGCAATGTCGGATGTTGGTAGCAATCAAAGCGTTGTTATCACAGTTGACCCGAATGGCACCGTCACCTCGCAGGGCGTGTTCCGCCTGACCGTGGTGTACGCCCAGAAGGTTTAAGGAGGTTGCAATGGCCGAATTCAAACCGATGGTGAAGATGATGACCACCGAGCCTACAGTTGAACTGAAGCTCAAGAAGGGCGGTCACGCGACTATGCCGGAATCAAAAGATGGGCATAAGTCGGGCAAGAAGATGATGAACGGTGGCGTTCTGGGCGCTTTGGCACGGACCCCGGCTTTGGTCGGTCGTCCCGCTGTAAACGCTCCGGTTCGCGTTCCGGGCAAGCCGTCAATGTCTGCTCGCCGCAAGGCAATGGCAGCCCCGATGATGGCAAAGACGGGCGGTGAGGTTGAATCCAAGGGAATGCACGCTGCTGAAGAAAAGCGGATGGGCAAACTTGAGAAGGAAATCAAGTCGCACGAAAGCATGCCGGCATCGAAGGCTCATAAGGGTCTGAAGACTGGTGGCGTTGCTTGTGGTCAAGGCGGTTACAAGTCTGGTGGCATCATCAAGTCTGAGAAGGGCGAGACGAAGATGAATACCACTAAGCCGGACCGTTCGCCTGCTAAGACTGGTGAAGTGAAGATGGGCAATGCTGGCGGTTACAAGACCGGCGGCGTGACCAAGTCGAATGCTGGCGGCTACAAGAAGGGCGGCAAGACCAAGAAGATGGCCGAAGGTGGCGAATCAAAAAAAGCTGTTGACGGCGCCAAGTCTGGCACAGGCACCGTCACGGAAGTTGAACGCCAGATTGTTCGTAAGATGACGCCGAAGAAGCCTGTTGATTCTCGTGATGTGCAGTCAAATGATGTAACTCCCTCGGGAACTCCGCTTAACCCGGAATTTTTGAAGGATTATCTGAAGGCTCCGCATTACAAGAAGGGCGGGAAGACGCACAAGTATGCAACTGGTGGCTCCGTGAATGACAAGGGGCACCCCAAGTTGATGCCGCAAGGCGAGAAGCGTCCAGCACGGCCGGTTAGCATTAACCAGTTGTCTGGCACTTACAAAAAGGGCGGCAGCGTTAAGTAATGGGTGAGGGGCTTCGGCCCCTCCCTGTTTTGGAGGTTTACATGGGAATTTACTCTTCTGTAAGTCGAGAGGGCGCTTATGAGCCGTTTGAGCTACAAGTTGCTCGCGGCCAAATTCAGGGCCACTCGGTTGTCACTGTGTCCGGCTATAACTCAGATGTTGATACTGCATGGGAAATGATTACCCCTGTGGGAGATTTGTCTTATCCCGCTGCTGCGTTGCAGATGACTGTGAGTTCATCAAGTGCTAGCGATACGGCGGCAGGCACGGGCGCGCGAACTGTGCTGATTACGGGATTGGATGCTAATTATGCGGTCATTTCCGAAACCGTTACTATGAACGGTCAAACCGCAGTAACAACTACAAATTCATTTTTGCGCATCAACAATATGTTGGTGACAACCGCTGGAACTGGTCTAGCAAATGCCGGCATCATTTACATTGGAAGCGGCACAGTAACCTCTGGTGTTCCGGCAGTTGTTTACAATGTGATTGCTGTTGGTTACAACAACGCAACATCAAGTCAATACACCATCCCTGCTGGATATACTGGATATTTGGTTATTGCGCGAATTGGTTTGGCGCAAGATACTGGAACCAGCTTGATTACCGCAAGGACTCGGTTTGTCGGAACCAACGGAATTGCTATCACCGGACCGTTGATTGTTACCAACAACAGCATTTCAACCCAACCGTTTCCTTATCCTCTTGCAATTGCTGAAAAAACTCGCATTCAAGGCGAAGCAATTGGTGGCGCGGCAAATAATGAGGCTGCCGGTTTCTTTGAACTTGTTTTAATTAAGAATTCGGATTAATCATGCCATCCAAATCTAAAGCCCAGCACAACTTGATGGAAGCGGTGGCTCATAGTCCCAAGTTTGCTAAGAAGGTTGGCATCCCGCAAACGGTTGGCAAAGACTTCTCAAAAGCGGACGAAGGCAAAAAGTTTAAAGATGGTGGACCCAGCCTGGCTGTTGGTCGCGGGGAAAAGATGCCTGTCGAACGTGGAGCAGGTCTAACCGCTAAAGGCAGAGAAAAGTATAATAGGGAGACGGGTAGCAATTTGAAGGCTCCTCAGCCGCAAGGGGGTAAGCGGAGGGATTCCTTTTGCGCCCGTATGGAACCCGTTGCCGAGAAGTCTGAAAAGGGCAGTCGTTCGCGGGCCTCAATGAAACGCTGGTCATGTCCGGGTTGGTAGACGGTCAATATGAGTAAACAGTTTTTTTGCCTCTTGCTTATATGCCTCATAGGCATCTTCTGCGGTGTCAAAAAAGCCTATTGTTGTTCTTTTCCCCTCATGACAAATTCTTGCCATCCATTTGTTAACTTGTTTGTGCCAAGTAACGCCGCGATAACCGGAAGAACTATTTTTTGGCGCTGGCCTGTTTTGTTGGTTTTGATTGTTGGTGGCCAATCTAAGATTTTCAAGTCTGTTATCAATTTTGTTGCCATTTATATGGTCAAGATAAAAATTTTCCGGAATTTGACCAAAAAGCATTATCCAAATAATTCTATGAAGTTTATAAGTTTTGGAATTAATTGTAACAACTTTGTATCCAGAGCCATGGACGCATCCCGCTATAGAGCCTTGAGCAATGTTTGAGCGTCTTTCTTTCCAGCGTACAACGCCAGTAAGTGGTTCATATTCAAAAATTGAATTCAATTCATTTTGCGACAAGGCCATAATTGACTCCATCATGTATTGGAATGATGGCAGTTTACCACATTTGGAGAAATGGTAAATGGCGTACTCTGGAACTGTCGGCAACACAGTCATCAATGTTCAGAAACTAATTGACCATGGCGCACGCCGTTGTGGGAAGTTGGCTGAAGAGCTGACCTCTGAACAAATTCTGTCGGCCAGAGAATCGCTGTATTTCCTGCTGTCACACCTTGGTAATCTTGGCATCAACTACTGGGCAATCAATAAAGAGGTTATTGGCCTGCAGGCTAATAAGTACATCTACTATTTGCCGGTTGGAACAATTGATGTTTTGAACGTGCTGTATCGCACGATGAACCGCCCGAGTGGGCAGTACACATCTTCTGCAGGCGGTGTTGTTGCAAACGCTTACGACAACAACATCAATACCTACTGCCAGCAGTCCTCTGCTAACGGCAACATCCAAGTCTTCTATGGCGTGAGTAATCCAATCTACGCCGGTTCTATTGGCATCCTGCCGTATGTGGCTGGCGGTGGAACTGCAACGTGGTCAATTGTTTACGAATATTCCACGGATGGCATTACATGGAACACGCTGCTTGATTTGGGGGCGATTGAAGTCACCGACAATCAATGGGTCTGGCGTGACATTGACCCTGGTCAGTCAGTTCCTTACTACCGCGTTCGCGCTTATGCTGGGACCACGCTGTCTGTTCGCGAATGGTACGTTGGTAACAACGCTCGATTAATTCAGATGGCTCGCCTAAACCGCGATGACTACACCAATCTGCCCAATCAAAACTTTACGGCCAATCAGCCCTATCAGTTTTGGTTTGACCGCACGATTCCGCAGCCGAGCATGTCTCTGTGGCCGGTTCCAAGCGACCCGTTCATTCAAATGACTGTTTGGTACTCGCGCCAGATTATGGACGTTGGTGCATTGACAGACGAACTGGAAATCCCACAACGGTGGTATGAGGCGGTAGTCATGATGTTGGCCCACCGCATGAGCTTAGAGCTGCCTGCGATTGCAATGGACCGCATTGGTTATCTTGAGAAGATGGCCACCCAGTATCTGTATGAAGCCGAGCAGGAAGAGCGCGACAAGTCGCCGGTGTACATGGCGCCCAACATTGCGGTTTACACAATCTGATGACAACCTTTCTTGACACAGAGGTTTAACATCAGTTGCAATTGCAATTTGTGACAGGTGTCGCATGAAGCGTCCGCTCGTGAATTTGTCGTCTGACCCTAATTTTCCGGGCCTTCGGGTGTGTGACCTTGGATGTAAAGACAAATACGACCCGTACCGATTGCCCGCTAGAAAGACGGAGAGAATCAATCTTAGATTTCCCCGTCCGGATGAAAGCGTTGCTGTTGACCCGAATTCAATTACTACTGGCGGTTATGGTAATTTTGTTCTGTCGCCAGAGCAGAATACCAACATCATCGAAAATGATGGAAACCTTGACGATTTGACTGTGAGTACATAATGTCGAATGTGACCATTACCCAACTTCCGCAGGCTGGCGCCATCACTGGCACCGAGTCAGTGCCTATTGTTCAGAATGGTGTTACGGTCCAAACCACTACGGGTGCGATTGCTAACGCTCCAACCCAAACCCAGACGTTCTTGACAAAGAATCAAGAGCTTACGCTGCCCAATAGTCGTTACTTGTCAACTGGAACTGGCCTTGGATTGACGGATGGCGGTGCTCTTTCGTACTACCGAATCACTTTGAATGGTGTTTCTGGCAGTTTGGAGACGGCAGGCACTGGAATTGTCGTTAAAGATAGCGGAAATTCTGTCATTGCACGTCAAATTGCTGTCTCTGGTGCTGGTTTGGGCGTTTCTAACGCTGATGGCACTAGCGGAAACCCGACTTTGCAGCTTACTGGTGTTGCTGCTGGCGTTGCTGGCTACTCTGGAACGGGATTTTTGGCTGTTGTTGGCGGTTCTTCGGTTGCTGGACGCCAAATTTACGGCACGGCTAATGAAATTGACGTTGCAAACGGAAATGGCTCTAACGACCCCGTTATTAAGATTGCAGACAACCCAGTTTTGCCAGGAAATGAGGCTGTAACGCTTCCAATCGGAACAACAGCACAACAGCCAGTTGGTCAAAACGGACAATTTCGTTTTAATTCAGACACTCAGACGTTTGATGGCTATGCATCTGGGGCTTGGAGAAGTTTTGGTCTAACGGGTGGCGTTATTTCATTTAGTGGTGGCACTACTGGTCTGACGCCAAGCATTCCATCTGGCGGGGCTATTGCGCTTGCTGGAACTTTGAGCGTTGATAACGGCGGTACCGGCACTTCTGGTTTGACTGGCTATATCAAAGGCAATGGCGCATCTGTCATGTCGGCCAGCGCAACGATTCCTAGCTCTGACGTTACTGGTCTGGGCACGATTGCTTCGCAAAACGCAAACAACGTAGCAATCACGGGTGGTACTGCCAGCGGTGTTGCTATCACGGGTGGTTCGGTCAACAACGCCCCGATTGGTGGTGTTACGCCGTCAACCGGTGCGTTCACTTCGCTTGCCATCAACTCTGGCACTGTGGCCTCTGCGCCTACAACTGCTAACGACATTGTTAACAAGTCTTATGTAGATGGCATCTCTGCTGGCATTAACTTCCATCAGTCCTGCCGTCTGGCGACAGTGGTTGCTCTTCCGGCTAACACTTACAACAACGGAACGTCTGGTGTTGGCGCAACGCTAACCGCTAACGCAAACGGTGCTCTCTCCGTTGACAGCACGCCGGTGGTTGTTGGTAACCGCGTCTTGGTGAAGAACGAAGCAAACGGTGCATACAACGGTGTGTACACAGTTACTGCTACGGGTGGCGCTGGAGCACCTTATGTTCTAACTCGCGCGACGGACTACGACACTGCTGGTACGGGCGTTAACCAGATTGATTCCGGTGACTTCTTTCTAATCACCGGCGGTTCTACCAATACCAATACGTCATGGGTTCAGCAAACTCCGCTGCCCATTACGGTTGGCACCACCAACCTTGTATTTACGCAGTTTGCCGCTCCTGTGTTGTACTCGGCCGGCACTGGACTTAACCTTGCTGTAAACACTTTTAATATTTCAGATACAACCGTTGCGGCGGGCGCTTATGGTGGTGCTTCGTCTGTAGCCACGTTTAGCGTAAACGCTCAAGGTCAGCTGACCGCCGCCGCAAACACGGCGATTGCAATCAGTTCTGCGGCTGTGTCTGGTTTGGCTGCATCCGCAACCACTGATACGACTAATGCGGCAAACATTACATCTGGAATTTTGCCTTCTGGCCGTTTGAGTGGAACCTATAACGGCATCACCGGCGTTGACACCCTTACCTCTGGCGTATGGAACGCCACCACAATTGGTGTGGCTTACGGAGGCACGGGCCTTACTACAACACCGTCAAATGGTAACTTGTTGATTGGTAACGGTAGTGGATACGCCCTTGGTGGATTGACTGCTGGGGCGGGGATTACCATTACTAATGGTGCTGGCAGCATCACAGTTGCCAACAACTTCAATGGCACTGTTACCAGCGTTGATGTTTCTGGTGGTACAACTGGACTCAGTTTTTCCGGTGGGCCAATCACAACTAGCGGCACAATTACTGCTGCCGGCACGCTCAATGTTGCTAATGGTGGCACCGGCGCAGTTAGTCTGACTGGTTATGTTAAGGGCAATGGCACATCAGCAATGTCTGCGTCGGCATCAATTCCGAGCACTGATATCAGTGGCTTGGGAACAATGGCGGCTCAAAATGCAAACAGTGTTGCAATCACCGGCGGAAGTGTAGACGGAGCATCAATTGGAGCCTCTGTCGCATCAACCGGCGTGTTCACAAATCTAACTGCAACAAACCTGACAGCAACAAGCTTGACTGGCTATGTAAAGGGGAACGGTGCGTCTGTGATGACCGCATCGGCAACTATCCCTAGCGCTGATATCACCGGTCTTGGTACGATGGCAACACAAAACGCCAATAATGTGACAATTACTGGCGGTAGCATGAATGGCGTGGCGATTGGGGCTACCACAGCCTCTACGGGCGTTTTTACAACTGTGACTGCGACGGGCGGTATTTCGGGAGGGACTTTTTAATGGCGCGTCAGATTGATGTTACGATTGGTGATGTTGGGGCATCAAATACGATTGGTGTTGATATTAACTTGACACCAGTGAATGTGGCGGTTGCCGTGATGTTGAGTGATGGTGCAACCCTAAAGTACACGGTTGAGCATACTTATAACGACATTTGGTCTGCTCACGACCCCTCAAAGATTGTTTGGTTTCCGTTTATTGAAAACCAAACCGGCAATTCTGATGGCTACTACGCCTACCCAATTTCTGGGGTTCGCGTGCGTGTCACAGAACATACATCAGGCAGTGCTACACTTCGGGTGCTACAAGCGGGAATCTAAATGGCTACGCAATACTTTGCTAAATCGTATGGCAAGGTATACGGGACGGGAGCGGGTGGTGCAGGGCCAAGTTTAGCGGCGAGACTTTATAAATTTGTAACGCCGTCTGATACTTGGGTCATTACCCACAATCTTGGGACGTATAACTTTTCTATCACATTGATGGACACTGACAACCGGCAGATGTTTGCTGGTGTCAAAGCCGTGAGCGTGAATCAAATAATTATTTCTTTCACTGAGCCAGTCAGTGGAATTGCAAACGTGACGTTCTATCTATGACATTTGACATTGTAGTTGCCAAGCGGGATATTCATTTGGCTGCGTACATGAAGGCTCATGGCGCCAAGCTGACTGAGTACAGGGACGGCAAGTTCTACTTTACTAGCGATATCCCAGAATCTGACTGGCGTGTTAAGCATGCCGGTAGTGACGCTCTTCGGGTAGACCAAGAGCTTCTAGTTTTGAGGCGGTTTGTGGTATAAATCGCCAGCAGTACCAGAGCCGTGTCGAGAAAACCTTTCTATACAAAGTTTCTTGGAGAAACACATGGCTAACTTCCCCGTTTTTCACGGCATTACCCTTGCTGCTAATGCCTATGTAGAAAATCTTCACCTCGAAATCCTGTCGTCGGACCCGATGCCAGTTGCTGCTGGCCGCCTGTGGTTTAACTCGACCGACAAGGTCGTGCGTTACTCGGCTCTGGACAACACCGGTGCTGTCATTGTCCGCACCATCAAAGATGCTGAATCGGCTGCTACCGAACTGGCTGATGTCCAAGCCGCTATCGCTGCTGAAGAAGCCCGCGCTACCGCTGCTGAAGACGCAATCGCCTCGGACTTGGCTGACGAAGTCACCCGCGCTCTCGCCGCTGAAGCCGCTCTTGATGCCAAGATT